CGGTCCAGAGGCTCTACCACCAAACGTCTTTAGTCTAGCTCCTGCTGGACGGACACGGGTTAAGTCACACTTAGGAATCTTGCCTGCGTACAATAGACTAATCAGTTCGCGGAATGAACTAGCCCAACCAATCTTACTGTCTGATACTACAATCGTAGTCTCTGTGTCATGGAAGGTATCTGCAATTACCGGAAGCTGACTAACATAGTCACGTTCAACACTGAAGCCTACGCCTGTGCCATTGAGAAGTATGTACATAAGCTCATCAAAAGAACGTGGGCTATCAATCGGAAGGTAAGAGCAGTTAAATCCAGCTACGTTATCTCTGTCTAAAGCTGGGCCAGCGGTCATCATACATCGCATAGATGGCATGACTTCCATATTAAGAATTGAAGTATAAATCTCACCCTGTTCTTCGAGCGTTAGCTTGTCTTTCCAAAACTCAACGTAGCGCATGACCGTCTCTTCCCATGTTTCTCTACGCTGTTCTTCGTCTAGGTAACGGGCGTACCTACTCTTGTGAATGTATTGTTGATACTGGTCCATATCTTTTTTCGTACTCCTCTTTTAAAAACTGTACATTCCTTATTCTATATTCTGAATATCTTACTACTAAAGACTCTTTATTGAACATCTTTTCATCGCAATAGTCAGCATACATCAACTGACAAAACAATTCAAATTCAGGGTTCTGCATTTTTCATGTCCTGCTCGTCATCTAGCATCCTAAGCTGTTCACGTTTAAGACTCTTGAAATTCTTCTGAGACTTAGTAGGTTTACCTTTGTGCTTCTTATTGTATTTGTTCCTACGTTCTGTCTTAGCGTCAATATAATTATTGTTATTGTTTTTCATTACTCAGAATCTCTAGGAGCTTCTTCTCGTACCACTCTGCTTTCTTCAGATCTTCTATCCCGTTTTTGTACGGGAACCTCCATCTGTATTTCAGGCTGTTTCCTCTTAAGTACCCGATAAACTCTTCTCTTGTTAGCATGGCTTCTATTCCGTCGATGCACTCAATGTCCCCTTTGTTATAATGTGCTGGCCTGTTAACCATATCCCACTCAATAGGTTCTATATCATCAATGGATTTTTTAGTACGCTGTTTCATTCTTGTTCCTCAGGATAATCTAAATTTTCTTCTATGCGGCAATTAGAATCAACCCAATCTTTAGGCATACTATAAACACTATACCATCTAAACCCATTTGATTCTGCCCACTCAGCATGAGATCTTTTTGTACCATCCTTCCTTCTTGTTGCTCCCGGCATTGGAGCAGACGGATCTGCAAAAAGAAACACTAGCTCTATTGATTTAGGGAGCGCCTTCTTGATCCATACATATTTATTGTGTTCTGCATGATCCCAGAACCTACCCTTAGCTTCTAAAAAAATTGTTTGTTTACCAAACTTTCTTATAAAATCTGGATGATAGGTATGCTCTACAATATAGTCTACTGTTGCATTATGAATATCCCAATCTTTAAGTATGCCCGTATGTAGCTCATACTCCCAGTTAGAGTCATAGCCTTTTACTACATTTTTTTCTACGGGTCTTTTTACTCTTCGTTTACGAAGCCCCGATTTGATTTTAGCCGCCACTCTATATCCTTAATAGTTATACTTTCTATTGGTCTATAACGCATATTATTTTTTATAAATCTTTTAGCGCCCCTGTAGGAATACGGTATAGACCTTGCTGTTCCTTTAGTGTCGTATACAGGATGATTGTTTTCTGGTTTCTTTATCTTAGCCACCTCTTCTTCGGGCAACATAGAGACCATCCAATCCCTATAAATAAGAAGGGCTTGTTTATGTATTCTGGTTGCTTTCTTCCCATTCATATAACTCATCTACCTTAGGTTTCTTTTTAACTTCAGTGAAATACATGAGGCCTTTAGAATATTTAAAGGCTCTTAAACCCTTTCCATCATTTGAATCTTTATAACATTCAAACTTATGGGGACAATACGTACAGTTCTTAGCTATACGCATGTTACCTGATTTACCTTCTGGTATCTGAGGATAACAAAAGTCAGGAGGATTTACAAGATCTAACTTATGTTTTAAATCTTTTATTCTTTGCTTTACATTGGGCTTATCTAGCTCTTCGGGCTGATAAAAACAAAGCTCTCCTGTCTCTTTATTGATAACAAGAAAGCCGCCGTTGTTTGTTCCCTCTGCATGTTCATAAGCCGCAAGCTGAGATAGATAACCGAAAGGATCGTCTTCTGTTAGAAGCCCTTTACTAAACTTACTAAAGGAAAAGCCCGATGCAGACTTAACATCAACGACCTCACCATCTATCTTACAGTCCATGTGGCCTTTGATTCCGCAGACTTCAATCTCTTTCTGCTCATCTGTTACTTCATGCCCCGACATTTTAACCAGTAAAAGAACAAGCTCTTCTAGAAGATGCCCGTATAAAAATTTAATAAACAGAGAGGCTGGTAGTTTGTTGTCTTTAGCAGCAGCTTTCTTTTCAAACCAAAGCTGGCGCATAGGTCTTCCTATGTTAGACATTCTCAAAGAGAAACCTTCACGACCTTGAGGTACAGACCAAGATCTTATAGCAGATTTCATAGCTTCTCCAAAGTCCTCTATGAGTTCTTCAGATATTTCTATTGGTCCATCATTAAGTTCATCTAGTTTAGAGTATATATCTTTTACTATTTCCTGTGTTTTACGAATCGACATTTTCTAGTCTCTGAGTTATAGTGTAAGTATTGTACGCCAAGCTTTCGTTGGTCTTTGGTTTTAGAAGATAACCTTCCGTCCTTGTATGATTTGACATCAATCAATAAGGTTTCTCCACTGGGACAGATAGCAACTATATCAGCAGGTCCTGTGCAGCCACAGTTCTTGAACACATGGTAGCCTTTGTCCCATAGCCATGTGATGGCGTAGTGTTCTGCCATGTCACCTATTCTGTTGGGTTCGTGTTTAATGTGTTTCACTCCAGTTATCTCCTATCTTATATTCTCCATCAAGAGGACACTTAAGATTTAAAGTTTCACCCGCTTCCCGTATGGCTTCGACACCCAGCTTGCCTACTAAGTCAGCCTGATCTTCTCGTACTTCTATTTGCCACTCATCGTGGACGTTAGCAACAAAGTGTGCATCAAGGTCTTTTATCTTGTCATATAATAACACAAGAGCTTTCTTCATTACAATAGCTCCAGCACCCTGGAGTAATGTGTTCAATGCGCTATGTTCGCTACGTACAAATAGTTTTCTACCGTCTAATGCTTTAAGATATCCTTTCGAGGCTGCTCTTCCAATGCGATTTTTAAGATGTGCAAATGATGGGAGATTACTAACAAATGATTTTCTAAGGTTCCTGCCAGCGTTTCTACCTCCTCCAGCCACAGTTCCAAGCTTAGCATCTCCTGCTCCGTAGAGTAGGGCATAGATGAAAGTCTTTGCCTGATTTCTTGATTCAAGTCCAGCAAGTTTTTGATTAGTGGTGTGTATATCTCCATTAAGGATTTCATTAGTATAGTCCTCGTCATTCATGTAATGTGCAAGCATACGAAGCTCAAGACCGCTGGCGTCTATACCTACAAGTTTATATCCCTTAGGCACAATCCAGCAAGCCCTGCATTCTTTTCCATACGAGGAAGAGACACTAGGTATCTGAGCCATATTAGGACTTCGGTGTGTCATACGCCCTGTTATAGTACCGTTATGGTTAACAAAGCCATGGACTCTTCCGGTTTCTTCATTGAGTTCGTCAAGCCACGAGTTAATCTGGGCAACCCTCTTTTGAATCATAAGATACTCAGCAATAACTTCAGCTTCTTTAATATCTTTGATCTCAGATAATATCTTTTCATCTATCTTGGCCTGTCCTGTTGGCGTAAACTCCTGAGGCTCCCAGCCAAAGTCCTGAAGATATTCTCCTATCTGCTGCCTAGACCCCGGATTAAATTCTTTAGTGTAAGTACGAGTGATAACTTTATTTCTTTTAATCTCTTCATATTCAGTGTTGGTCAGCCTAACGTTCTTACCGAAATTATCTTTACCCGTCTTTAATATATTCCCCGTAGGACTATATCGTCTAAAGATTTTTCTCGTCTCTTTCTTAGGTTTAAAAACAACTTGAATTTCTTTCATGATCTCATCCATTCTAGTATTTAGAATACTAAGTAATTTACTGGATGCTTCAACATCTAAAAGAAACCCATACTCTCTCTGCTCTGATAAAATCCTAGCTACTCTATGCTCAAGAATAACACTATCTCTAGAGAAACCTTTAGACTCCTGACGTAGCGCATTGTATACTTTATAATTTAAGAATACATCTTGCTCGCAATACTTAAGCATCTCTTCAGTATACTCATCGTATTTGTCGAACTCAATCTTAGGAGAACCTAGTGCATAGCCCCACCTTTCTAGGCCATGATTACCCTCACGCACAGGATTAAATAACCTAGAAAGAACTAGCGTATCTACTATCTGTTTATCGGATAAATCTATACCAGTTAATTTATTTATGACTGGGATATCAAAGCCAAGGATGTTGTGGCCTATAAGTTTATCAGCAGTTCTGAGAACCTCTAGTCCCTCAGATAATTCTGAAGGACCAAAGGAAACTTGCTTTTCAGTATCGACATCGATGGTAGAGATACACCAAATCTTTTGTGCATCTAAATCATCTGTCTCAATATCAAAGACTAATGATTTCAAATATCAGCCTCCTCTAATTCGTCATCTAAATCCTCAAGAAATATTTCCTTGAGCCTTCCTGTTTCTTTATCATACAACAAATGAGAAGCCATACCAACATCTCCAGTGTACCTTGATTTAAGAATACGCAAGTGAGTTGTCTGAGATTCTATAGGATCTTCTGACTGTTGGTTTCTTTCTAGTGCAATCACGCAGTCTGATATCTGGCCGATACTTGCAGAGCCTCTGAGATGTGATAGCCCTACAACAACACCCTGCTCGTGTCCCTTATTACCCTCAATCCTTCTAAGATGCGAGACAAGTATTAGGCCTACACCTGTTTCTTCTGTCAGTGTTCTGAGTCGGCCCATGATATTGTCGATAGTTGTACGCTCATCCCCGAAGGTAGCAGATAATACAAGCATATGTAAGTGATCTACAATAATCCACTTACACCCGCAGCCTATAATCATATAGCGAATCTTAGAAATAATATCTTCAAAATCATTAGCACCAAAGTGCGCGTGAATCCAAAGGCGATCTTTATTCTTACCTCCGAATACTTTGTTGACTAACTCAGTGTATTGTTCCTCACCATAGTCTTCTCTTATTTGATCTATGTATAGTCTTTGATTTGCTTCAATAGAAAGAATACCATCTGCTGTTCTTTTCCAATCCTCTTCAAGCGCAATGACACCTACGTTATCCTCTGTCTGATTTAGAAACCAGTGTTCTAGTTCTCTTGTTATACTAGACTTACCCAGACCTGTCCCACCAGTGATGGTTACAAGCTCACCTTGCCTTATACCGTAGAGTTTTTCGTTAAGCCCAGCCCAAGGATAAGGGACGTAAACTTTATTTTCTCTAGATAAAAGTTTACCAATATTATCAGAAAGATTTAAAACACCAGAAGGTGTATAGACCCTTGCTGCCCACCAGCAAGTTGTAAAGTTTTGGTGTTGCCCCTTACGCAACATATCATTAGGGTCTTTGTACTCCTCAGGAAGCTGCATGATCTTAGCTTTACCGGGCGTTAATAGTTTAGCTACCTTTCTTGCCGCGTCCTTACCCGGCTTGTCATTATCAAAACATATAACAACTGTTTCAAACTTTTCTATAAACTCTATGTTCTTTTGAATATCTTTTACTGCGCCTCCAGCACCATTCTTTACTGAGATCGCAGGCCAACGAGACCCCATGAGTTCGTATGCAGCCATAGCATCGCACTCACCCTCAGTAATTGTTATGTATTTACCTCCTTCTTGAAAGGCCTGTTGTCCAAAAAGTCCTGAGTCGTGAGAGGACCCCTTCCAACTAAAGATCTTACCCGCCTCTCTAACTTTATATCCTGATATTTCATTGGCATTGTAGTATGGGTAGTAGTGCTTTACAATCTCACCGTTTCTAGATAATGCCTTTACTCCGTACTTCTTAGCAGTCTCTAAAGATATTGATCTATCGTCTAGTCGTATGAACTCTCCTTCGATTTCATTCATAGAATTATTCTTGTAAGTTTTAAAGTCGCTTACTGTTTCACCTTTCATAGCACTCTCGTAATTTTTAAATCTAGTTTGACAGCTAAAGCACCACGCAGACCCGTCATCGTTAACTGATACAGGATCGTGGCCTCCACAATTAGGGCAAGGTAAATGAACTTTTACGAATGTCATATAAAAATAAGGGGGCTATTCGCCCCCGTTATCCTCCTCTTCTTCTGGCACGATGGCCTCATCAGTTAAATTATCTTGAATAGTTTTATGAAACACAGAAGCTGCGGCTCGTAGCACATCTGCTCGCTTGCCAATAACTTGAAGCTCACTTTCAACTTCAGCTAGATATTGGAATGCAATCTTAGATTCATCATTCAATTTTGTAACATCATAAAGACCCGTATCAGTCTTGTATGTCCAACTCATAGTGCTTCCTCCTCGTCATCAATAACATCAAATTCATCTACGTTTCCATAAGGAACTAGATCTACTACTTGAACCTTCTGTAAGTCCAAACCTTTATAGACTTTACCTTGTCGAGTAATTTCCCAAGGCTTGTACTGCACATTAACCTTGGAGCCGTTACCGATTTGGCAATCTAAAGGATTCTTATTGCGATCCATAAGGTCTGGAGCAGATCTAACCATCCCATTAGGACCATGAACCTTTCTCTTAATTACAATAGAAGGTCCTTCATCTTTATCTACTACCGTATATCCTTCGGACCTAAACCTATCAGCAGTGTCCTCGTCGAGAACTAAGTTGATAGTGTACTTAGGTTCATAAGTTGTATTAGGTTGCGTGATGCTTGCCCAATATGCAACACCAGATACTACAGGCATATTACTACTCCTTTATATTAAGTCTTTGTATTTTACCACGAGCTTTAAGGTCAGTCAAGCGTATGCAGATTCCCAACCTTTCTTTCTTTTACCATCTCTAGAAGCATGGCACTTAGCTGCATACCAATATGTATTACATAATTCCTCCTTGATTCTTCTGGGTGTATACTTTGTAGGCTTACCACCAGTAATAGGTTGAACAGTACAGTTTTTACTTCCTATCTTAACAGAACAGTAGCGCCACCCCATTAAATAGAATGGTACTACAAACTCATCTGATCTTTTAGGGTTCAGTAGAGTATCTTTAAGTTCTAATATATCATTCATTATCATCTACAAGAGTCTCCAAAAACTCAGGGAATACTTCTATCATATCATGCTCTGTAGCACTAAGTCTACCAGTTGTCTCCATGCACCAGTCACTTATGAACTGTCGGAACTTTTCTCTTACCTTTTTGTCCGGTAATGCCGTACCTAGATGCATGACAAACATTCTAGACCACGCATCATCAAGAGCCGTATGGAAATCGCTGATGCCTTCAAGCCACGCATCGTAGTCGGATTGATTACTCATTGTCTTTCTCTCTCTCTTCAGGGTATCTTAGGTCTATGCTGAGGCCCATCTTATCATCGGGACTGTGGATATACAAGTCCACATAGCCTTCTGGACACAGGGTGCTAACGATATAGCCACCATGCCTTGCTCTTTTTAAAGTTAGTTCTGTTGCGCCATGAATGTGTACGTTATTGTTTACTGACATAACTCACTCCAAGAATGTTTTATTTTGTCTTGTTTGTCCAACTCATTTTTAATGCGTTCTGCAACTGCCCTGCATTCAAACTGAGCATCATCACTGAGGCGTAGTTTAACTACCCTAGCGAAGGCAACCAATGAACCTGTCCATATCCATTCGGTCATAAGACTTTGGGGTAGAACAATCCTTGCTTGCTCTGGTGCTACTCCTTTTTCTAAGAAGAAATTATAAGTCTCTTCTGCCTTTGCCATCAAGTCCCAGTACATCTTAAATAAAAGCTGGTCGTTACTGATAACATTATCAGACGATCCTTGCTTTTTATTTAGGGCTTTTTCGCGCCAGAAGTAAGGAGCATGAAACGATGGTGGGTAGTCTACATATCTTCTACTCACCTCGTTCCATACTAATCCTACTTGATGCTTGACTAGCTGTCTAGCAACAAAGACAGGCGCTTTTATTCTGAACTGGCACTGAACGTGTGCGAATGGACTCCAATGGTCATGACATGCTAGATACTTAATTAATTTTATATCCTTTGTCCCAAAGGCTCCCTCTTCTACCTCGTTAGCAAACGATACTCTAGCTGCATTAACTACAGTTCTATCGTCACCAAGCATTCCAATTAACTCTACGTTCATAAAACCCTCACCGCAATAAACGTCGCCATGAAAGCAACAACACAAATCATTATTACTTTTTCTCTTGGCGTTAGATATCCTAAGATTACATCAGTCCAGATGTCACTCAAAGCTGAGCTTAGTCTGCTTACGGGGCCATACTCCCTGACAGAACCTAAAATATTCAGCCCTTTCAGCCACCGTAAGAACATAGTCCAGCATTCCTTCGATACTTTCAAGGTGTTTTGCATCATCTTCTGTAGGTTCGCAACCATCAATAGTCTCCAATAAAGTTTCGTAGCATTGTTTAATGTAGGCGATGCCTACTTGTTCAGTCTGATCTGTATCTAATCTAATTTGCATATCTTTAGTCCATTAAGTTTAAGTGCTGCTTGAGTCCTATTTTTTACGTTTAGTTCTTCAATGATTATAGAAATATAATGTTTAACAGTACGGCTAGCCATACAAAGAGTCTCTTCAATATCACTGTTAGACATTCCAACCTTAAGCAGTTCTGACACCTCATCCTTTCTCTTTAATGTATGAGCATTACATACCATGTCTGTGCCTCCTCTCTTTCAACACACCAACATTCACCATCGTTAGCATCACATCTCAAGATGCCTTCAAAGTTACATAGTGTATCTATTTTAAAAGACGGGACCTCTACTTCATAAGAGGTACAGCCCGTTAATAACATCGCTATAAGAATCTTTTTCATACGTTTACGTAGTCCTCCTTAATAACTAATTTAACAGTCACCTCACCATCAGGATACGTTGAGTAGAAGTCCCTGAGCTTATCTTTCAACTGAAGCATCAGCGTTATCTGTTGCTCTTCTTCTAAAGAATAATCTCTGTACCCTGCGACATAAGCCAAACGAGTCTTGCCTGTTTCTTTTACTACTTTATCCTCGCCTACAGCGTAGTCTATTGTGTAAGCTTCGACATAGTAGTCTGCATTGTCTTTACTTATGTGACAGTCAACGCTCATACCAACTCCTCCTTAGCATCGGCAATATTCTCCTCATAATAACTGACCTTGACGGTGTAGTCTACACAAAAAGCAAGCGTATCCCACGGAAGGTCAATGTGTTTGAGTCTCTTCTTAGCTACGTTATCAAGCGAGGCCCAATCTGCATCTTCAAGATACGGGCCTAAATCTATTTCAACTAAAGCCATGTTGGCATCTCCTGTTATATTATAGAATATAAATGCTTTGTTGTTTTATTTATAGCTTTAAGCATTTTGATGAAACTATCTACCTCAATATCACAATAGTTAATATCATCTACCATGCTTATCGTTACTCCTTTCTCTTCAAAAATCTCTGAGAAACCTTTTACTGATATTGCACCTCCGTCTGAGTCTGTGTAGATTCCGTGAACTTCTTCATCATCTTCTGAAATAATATAGTCTGGACCGTGCATTGTCTGTGTCCATTCTATAAAGTCTTTAACAGATAGACCTGCAATTTCAGCAGCCTCTTCAAGTGTTAAAGCCATGCGGGTATCTCCCTTTTAGTCCAACGCATTGTGATTTCATTGCGTCTTATTTTAAAGTATTTACGATAAGCATCAATAACATTATCGGATTTACACTCATCATAGACACATTGAGGCGGGTCCTCCCATCCAGAATCTTTAATGTTCTTAGGTAAACAAGAAAGAAATGGAAGTAGTTTAGCGCATCCATGCACCTTGCCATACCTGTAGCTGTACTCTCTTGATAATTCTTTAGCTAACTCAAAAGCCCATAGATATGTTTGGGCGCTGAATCTAGCCCACTTAGTTGCTGGATGATTGTAATGGACTGCCTTATATAGATTATCTTCAAAGGCTCCTTCAAGCTTCCAGCGTTTTACTCGTTTACCTTTAGGACTAATCTCATGGTACAACTCACCATCTAAAAGACGATGAGCTGTACTGAGCATTTGAGCTTCCTCTAAGAATAATTTATTTACATGGGTATCTGGCAAAGATCTGGCGATCTCTTTAGGAGTCTTCTCAATGTGCATACGATTCATGCTGCTTCCTTAAAGTTATGGATAACTGTTTCTCTTACGCTTTCACTACGCTTGTAAGATATGGATGCAATATTAGATTGTGATTGTTTACCTGCCGCAGGAGCATGAGTAGACCAATCTGTCATTACATTATACACGGACCATCTGTTCTTACCAAGGGCTGACCGATAGTGATCTGTCCAACGTTGCCACATATAAACCAGAGCAGTGTTGCTATAGATCTTGGGCTGAAGAAACATCTGAGTATAACTTGCATCAGGATATTCTTCTAGCCACTTATCTACCGCCTTAGCTTTTGCCGCCTTAGCAAAGATTATAAAGGCTTCTTGGTCCGTAACTTCTGTAGCTGACCATTTAAACCAAAGGTTTGCTTCTTGATTAAGAACCGTCGTGGCATCGGATATTAGTCTTGCGCCTTGGTCAATATCTAATTTCTTTGTGTGCCGTGATCTGTAGATGTTAGCCGCCTTAGATACAAACACCTGACCATTCATGCAGGCCCATTGATTAGCACCAACACTACAAATAAACGGGAATGTACCATCAAGGCTAGTAACACTTAAGAAACTAAGCGATGCACTATCACCGTCTGGAGTATAGATATTTTCTTCTGGCAGGATATGTCTAACAAAACATTTAGCGCCATTATGAGACACTTGAATAACCTCAGTGATTCCTGAAGCATTAAGATCTGAACGAGCAATAATATTTCTTTGGTTATCAATCATGCGTTTGTAAGATAGGTCATATAAGTCTGAGTATCTAGAACCATGAACACCTAGTTCTTGTCCGGTATCAGTACGATATATAACATGCTTTGAAGCTCTGACTACATCGCCTTCATTAGTAATATATGTCAGTGGTGCTGAATCAATTTCAAAATCAGCAGCGCCATAGCTAGATTCATTAAACATTGTTGAGTTACTAAAAAGTTTAATTACATTATTCATACAATAACATCCTCGTGTTTTACATTAATGGTATAGCCAAGAGCTTTAATGAGCTTAATAGTTTCTTGAGTTAGTGTTTTAGTTCCTGCAATCTTTGAGAAGATATAAGAAACATCACACTCAGGGTAGTACATTGTGTTACCATAATTATTCTTCACTGAAATTGTAAGTTTCATTACTAATCCTTTTTAGTTTTCCGTCTATGAACCTATAAACTCCCCAAATATCTAGAGGCTTAGCGGTTCCTGAATAAACATAATATGGTTTATTGTTTTTACCTAATTTATTTTCTATCTCCTTTAAGTTTTTTATCTTGTGGAATTTCCTCACTGTTGGTTTGTTTTTCCCTTTGAAGTGAACTGTATCTATATCTTGTGTCACGAAATATCCGTCCATCATCTAGCCCCATGAGGTATAAAAACTCTTTCATACTCAAATCGTTTTTCGTTCTCGATAAATTTATCGAAGGCGTCCAGCATGATTCGTTCAAGTCTTTCATTATATTCTCTTCCTAAGTGTTTGTTATTTATAACAATCTCATCGAACATCACATTACCTAAATAACCTACAGATCTATCAGGAGGATCAAAGTCTACCCAAGCAGATCCTTTAGCTATACCTACTTCAAAATCTAAATACATCTTAGCTCCTCTTTTTAATTGCTTCCACGATAATTGAATCACCTCCTTGCTTGTAGCACTTTAAACAATCAATGCACTTTTGTCCAGTGCAGTTTTGATTTTCGACGAATTCATCCTTGCCAACCACATTAAAACACTTATCAAATCCATGAGGCGGCTGTCGAATTGCGCCTACCTTAGGATTTGAATATATTAAAATAAGATTTTTTGGTTGGATGTTTTCTAGATGGTATTGCCTGATAATATCTCTACGCTTTGTCCAGAGTGCAAAGTTACAGTGAGGGTTCTTGCGAGCTATGTTATGAAAATTTTTCATGTGAGCCATATTAATTAACTCACCATGTCCGTGAAATCTGAAGAACGCAGCATTAATAGTTGGTATATCTTCATAAGCAATAGGCTCTGAAAATAACTCAGAGTTTCTCTGGAATGCTGGCTGACAATTTTTACGTGAGCCAGTCAACATATTAAGTGAGTAACACTCATTACATATTGCATCAGTGGTTCTCATAATATTACAGAATATATTGGTGACAGTGTTTGTGTTTATCGCAGGAATATCTTTAAGTTTACCAGTCATCTTACTGATATGCATGATTATTTAATCCTTATGAATGAGTGTAACCATCTTGCTCAATAGCCAACAGCATACCCTTCCAAGGTATAACTATAAATGCATCCTTTCCTAAACCATACATAACGTCTCTACGAAAGGCTAGATAATTCTTAGCCACATTAGTATCACGACACCAAACACGATACAAAGCTTCACGTTGAGACCTAGTTAATACAGGAAATTTCCATTCAAGATTCATACAACCTCCAAATAGTTTTTAGTAGCTTCAAGATATTTATAAAGATCCTCATCTTTTATCCAACCAATTACATCGTCTGCTGTTTTGAAAATCTTTTTTGTTATAAACTCGCCATCTCTTAGAACGCCGATCTCCCACATCCCATCCTTGCCGCCATAGGACGTTTTTGTTTTAATAGCACTAAGCAGCAACCCATTGTCAAAGGTATAGCTTCTATGAATACCATCCATAACCTCATGAGGTCTTTGAACCATTTTCATATAACCTCCACATCGCAGTAAGTTTCCATCCACACCTTAGCACCACAAGGCAGCGGCTTATTAGGACTGTATTTTAAATGCATTACGAGTTCACCATTGTGATATATCTTTGCATCATTACCTTTACGATTATTACGCCAGTCTTTAATAGTTAATACTGGTAAGTCCATCCCCCTATTATTTGCTTTGATATTATGCTGATTAACGTGAAGAATAGTTTTCTTCATAGATCCTCCTGAGTTATTGGGATGAGCAGTTTAAACTCATGCTCAGGAGCCTCAGGAATTACTTGGAAAGAATTTCTAAGATTTTATTTAATTTATT